TAATACAGTAGCAGTTGTTCCATCAGAATACACTTTATTAACATTACCACTTGTATCAATTACTGCCGGTGTAGCAGCGCTATTAGTATCCAATTCTCCAGCATCTATTGTTATTGGAGTGCTTAAAACATCAGTTGATGTAGTTACATTGTACAATTGAACAGTCGTAACACTTCCAGCCCCAGCCGTGTATACGTGAGCACCTATGGAATACAGAACCAATCCATCAAAAGTAGTTGGGCAAGTAACTGCCGTAATTCCATCCCCCACATAAGTATCGCTGGTATCTGAAAGAGCCTTTATAACCATAGTTCTATAGAAAAATGGGGTATCAATGGCAAAAATCTTTTTAGCCGCTCCAGCCGATGTATCCCAAAAAGAAATATAATCAGCATTATCCACCATAGTGGTTTCAGCGCCAAACGAATTTATCAATTCTTGCTTATCATCATTAAGATTCGTAAAGTTGCCATCCACTTCTACAAATGATAATGGAGAACCTTTTGTTTCTCTAAGTGTTATTGTAGCCATTATATTTCCTATGAACTTGTATCATTTTCACAATATCCAACAGTCCAATAAAAAGGTTGAACGTAAGGAAGTACACCATACGGAAAATCTCTCGGTTGTTTCTCATAAAACTTCCGACCATTAGTCATGCGATAGGCAACTCTACGAGGAGGATATTTTCTTCCCCCTCCTACTCTAAATCTCCTCGCCATTAGTATCTTGCCTCTGCTTCTGGTTCCAGCGAATGACTCCTTCTAGAAATCGGAGGCATAGCATCCATATCATATATTCTAGAAAGAGCATCCAGAAAATCTGGATGTATTGTAGGAAATAAAAGATACTCGTTCTTCTTTACCCAATCAACCAGATCATATAATTTTCCTTCCTCATCTTTTCTCATGATCTTTTTAGAGACCAAAAATTCTTGCTTCTTTATTTTATAATCTTTTTGGTGAGAAGTCAATCTCTTATCATCAGTAGGATAAGGAAAGAAGAAAGAACCATCTTTTAAATCCGGTTCGAGTCTCTGTATCCTATCCTTCTTGGATTGAGAGCCTCCTCCTCCAGTCCAGTTTAATTCATAAATAGGAAATGAACTTCCATCCACCCTCATCATTTCCTTAAAGTGTTCTATATCCGATTGCGCTCCATATCTCTCGTAACCAATCTTTACCTCCCTGATTCCGGGCGCTCTTTTCCATTTGGCTCTAAGAGTCTTTATAAACTCCCACCTCTCAGAAAGAGAAAGCCTATGGCATACTCCGTCTAATAGAAACTTATTATAGTTTGCATCTACACCGACAACCGCTATAGCAGTTCTATTAGATCCCTTCTTTCGAGAATGGGCAGGATCGCACATAACATATGCATTCAAAGTATATGGACGAACTTCCCATTCCTGCCACCAGTCTTCCTTAAATGCAATATCAGAACCCGCTATAGGATTAAGTAATTGCTGACATGCAACTGTATAGGTAGAAGTTGTCTTCTTGATTTCTTCCCACCTGTCTACCTCAAGAAAAACAGGCTCCCCATCCATTTTTCCGTTGACCGTGGCTGGATGTATTCTAGGTTTAACAGCAGCCCTCTGAAGGATCGTGCCATAAGTATCACCGTAGGAGTATCTCGTACCAGCATACTGGAATCTAGGTCGGTAGGTAGATCCAAGATTAAGGGATAACTCCCACTGAGTGGTAGTCTTATTAATCTGTTCTGGGGTATTTACCGCCTCCTGAACCACTACATCGTCATAAATAATCAAATCAAAGTGTCGCCCAGTAGGCTGTCCATCCACCAAACCATGCGCCTCTACAGTCTGTTCTTTAGGATTTGCCTCTCTTCTAACACATATTCCTTCATTTTCAGCCCACTTAGGAGCCTGAAGACGCGGTTTAGCCCATAAAATATCAGGATAAAGTTGTTTAAGTTTCTCATTTCCATCAAATTCCTGCATAATCTGCCTTAAAAAAGGCTTTGCTTGCCTAGCGGAAAACGATAACAACCCTATCGTGATATCAGGATTTAAAAGAATTTCCTGAATACTGCCTAAAAAAGTGATTATAGAACTCTTATAATGGAATCTCGCCCACAAATCTAATCTTGAATCTCTATCTCCTTCGACTTCTCTGCATCTATCATAGATCCACGGATGTAACATATCATGGCGGTTGCAAAGAAACACACCAAGGTAATAGCGATCCAACTGCCCAAGAGTCCTAATGAAAGAATCATCAATATTAGGATCACGATGACAATCAGCATACGCTTCAATAGCCATATTAAAGGGAGCAGTGTGCGCCCATTCAGCAAACTTTTTTGCGGCATCTGCATTATTGTTCTTATGTTCAACGCCTTTTGCTATAATGGGCAACACACTGACACCCTACTTTTCTCTATAACCTGACGCATAAGCAGCCCTCGCCTGTTTTTCCGCTTGCTTCCTAGTTGGATAACATTTTCCCTTATCACCCCACTTCCAACCTTTCTTCCCTCGTGGAAGGGAACATCTCTTAATAGGCATGATTATTGAAAGGGTAAGATTTGACCAGACTCTGCCATCTCAATTAATTGTCTCAAAAAATCTGGCTCTTCAACAGCACGCTGTAATACATCTTCTGATAAATTCATAGCCCAAGGGTATAAACGGCGCAACTCAGAGGTCGGACTTGGACCTCCTTTAACATCAGCCCCCTTGTAACCTTTAGCAGAAAACCCGTGGGTAGTTTCTTCCATAGGAACATTCCACTGAGCGTACTCAGGATCTCCGGGGCCGAGAGTTGGACCTCCAGCAGGAACCTTTCCAGCAAACGCTGCACCAGCCTCTTTCGAAGCAAATGGTGGAGCGCCCAAATTTACCCACGCTTGAGGATCTTCATATATAGTTCGACCCTGCTGTCGCGCCAGATTATTATAAGCATCTTTTAATTGATCTGGGGACATTCCAAAAATTTGTCCAGCCTCTTCGGGGGATATCGAAAAACCTCTGATACTTTCTATTATTTGAACTACTTGATCACCCAAATTTTTTATAATTTCTCTTAAACCTACAGGTTTCTCTGCAACCACCTGCTCAATAACCTCAACCACCTGTGGATGCCTGTCGGCTACGTTTTGCGTATATTGTTCCTGAGCCACTCGCCTCTTATCATATGGAGTTTCCGGAGTCCATTCTCCCCACTCTTCTGCTTGTGGAATAATTTCTTGAGGGCCAGTAGATCCAGCCGAAACAGATCCACCCGGAGGCATTGCTTGACCAGTCCTTTCCATTTCTGCCGTTATCCCTTCAGCGGTAGCACCACCCGCAGCCCTTCCCATTGGGGATGGTTCTCCCCCGCCAAGACCCAGTATTTCTACAGCCTCAGCCGTTGAGCCTTCCCCCATACCGGCACCACTCTCCATACCGGGAGGAACAGGCGGATTACGATCCGCAACTTGTGGCCCTCTAGGGGAAAACTGATCCCAAGTTTCTGCTGCTGGAACATCAAATGGAACTTCTGCTCCTTGAGGTGCAGGAGGATGACGACCTACAAGTTCTGGACTTTCTGGATATTGTCTTACTTCCTCCGCAACAGGTGGTTGTTCAAAGCGGGATTCTGTTTCCCTGCCTAATCTATCCCTATAAGTCCCTACTTCAACTGCAGCATCCTGAAGAACTGTGGAAACAATATTAGTAAATTGCTGTCTTACGGCTTCTGGACCTTCCAATGCATTAACACCCCTCATAGAAACAGGGGGAGTATAAACTGCGGAGGGTTTCTTCGTAACTGGTCCGGGCATAATTATTTCCTTTGGTGGAGGCGGCGGGAATCAAACCCGCGTCCAGAAAGTGAGTTAACCTTTATTCCTGTCGAAATCATAGCGCCCCCTAGTGTACAGTTTTACCTAGATCTTCCACACCTTTCTTGATAGCCTTCTCAAGAATGGCGTCCACATCTACTTTCTTCTTCACTTCAATCGTGTGCTCAACTTCTTTCCTCTCTTCCTTCTTGCTATGAGAAGAAGTCCAACCAAAACGATTTACCATATTGATAAGCCAAAGGCCATGATTGAATCCTCTTGTTTCAAGATTATCTCTGCCTTGACGAATCCACCAAGCCTCTGCGGCTTCTTTACCAATCTTTAAGGTCTCACGAAAACTCTCCTTCTGTTTGTCAGTGCTCTTAGCCCACGCATGAAGAGTGGATCTACTGATCCCCATTTCTCTAGCGGCTTCAATCAAAGTTCCGCCTTGATCAAAAAGACATTCTATTCGTCTTTTCATTTTATCATCCCAGATTTCTGGGAACTTGCTCTTAACTGCCACGCGGTCTCCTTTTAACAGAATCTTTCTTTCCTTTAGGTCTGCCGGGACTTTTATTTCTATTAGATCCCTTGCTTACCACAGAAAGATTTTTCCTAGAATTGTTTCTTGGATTTCCATCCTTGTGATGAACATCCTTACCGCTCTGTCCATGTCTGCGACTAGCAGTATTTCTTGCGGCCCTGTCTTTCTTTTGTTTAGACTTAGAATGATATCTATCGTATTCTAACCTATAACTACGAGCCATTTTTCTTTTTACCTTTAAACTGAATTGGTCCCGGCAGCAACCAAGAGAACAGCATAGGAACAACCACTATCAATATTAATGCCCAACCGCCCATTGAGATCAATTTGCCCAACAATGTCCAAAAATTATCAGGCGCTTTATTGACCACTGTATCTGCGGTTATGTTAGCCGCTTTACCGGGCTTTTCCGCAGTCAATGCAGAGGCAGTCGCAGCCGTCACTCCCCCCGCTACCACTGGTGCAATCACACCCCCCGGAAAGACACTCGTTGCACCAACAACTGCGCTCGTTGCCGCTCCAGTTATCAGGCTGCTCTTCAGAGTCCCGCACCCCGTCATGCTCAATAAACATGCGAGGATTAGTCCCCGAAGAATCCACCGATTACAATAATGAGAATTATTACTCCCCATATCCAAGGCTTTGATCTTACTTCGTCCCACAACTTTTTCAATCCGTCCATTTA